GATATGGCACTTGCATTTGCCGTGGCTTTGTCTGCTGCGGTAGCAAAAGAGGTTGTCTGCAACCGAGCATTACCTTAAAAAGCATTGTGGGATTATTAATGAGAGAATAAAATTTAATTTTCCTGATCCTTTAAAAGATGTAGTATGAAAATAATAAATAAATTAAAATCACTATGGCAAGGATATTCAGATAAGATTATACATTTCTTGTTTGGTTATTTTATTGCTTCGGCTTTTCAGGTCACAGGTTATTATATGATGTTGCCTGTAATTGTAGCTGCAACAGGCAAAGAGTTATATGATCTTAAACGAGATAATATTCCTTTAAAGTTTACTACACTTATTAATGCAGATTGGATGTGTACTGTTGCAGGAGGTTTTATAGCATTATTTATATATGCTGTTAGTTTGTTAGGTGGAGTACATCTGCCTGGTTTTATAGATGTTATAATTAAATAAATATGGAAAAGTTATTACCTAAGAAGGGGACATATATTGTTATGGTTAAATCATATAGTGTTCTCTCAAAAATTATAAGGTTTGGCATGCGTGTCGAACAATTGTTTAAACGAGAGAAATATGTTGATTTAAATCATGCTGATATATTAATAGATGGTATGGTATCAGGAGCTATTGCTGGCGGTGTAGCAAATCGTACTGTGAATAGTTCTTATTTATCTGATGGTAAGAAAAGAGAACTTTATTTATTTAAAGTTAAAGTACCAAAAGGTAAGAAAGTTATATTAAGAGATTTCTGTCTTGACTCTGATAATAAACGTTATGAGGTATTAAATTTTCTATGGCATGCTATAGATATATTATTTCATAAGTGGTTTGGTAAAAAAGGCAAAGCTGCAAGGAAGAAAGTGTATTGTATAGAATATGCTGCTATGGGTATTAATAAACTATATCCTGAGTTAGTTAAAGAACCTTGGCTTATCAATCCTAATGACTTATATAAGTTATTAGTATCAGATAATAAATTTCAATTAATAGAAGTTATAAAAGTTCCAATAACTAAATAGGATTTAATATGGGAAAGGATATGTGTAATATACCAGATGATATACTTGAAAAATTGCAAAAGGATATTAGTGAGATAAAAGTAGCGCTACTGGGCAATGAATATAATCCCGAAGGGGGATTGCTTTATAGAACTAAGGAAAACGAGGATGAAATCAAATGTCTTGAAAGGCGAATATTTGAACTTGAAGATAAAATTAAAAAAGTAATTTGGACATCTACTGGTGGTGCTGCTGTTATAACCGCTCTTTTAACATTTATATTTAATTTGAAAAATATAATATCATTATTTAATGGATAAGATTTCTAAACATATAACTTATAATGAAGCTACTAGTTCTTATTTGGCTTTAAAATATGGTATAATAAATATACCCAATGAGTTTCAACTTAAAAATATGATATTGCTCGCAGAGGCCATTTTTGAGCCATTACGGGCATTTGTAGGGCATCCTATAGCTATTACATCATTCTTTAGGTCAAAGGCTTTAAATTCAAAATTAAAGGGCTCTAGGACAAGCCAACATATGGCTAACAATGGAGCTGCTATGGATATAGATGCTGATGTATATGGTCATACTACCAATAAAGAAATATTTGATTATATAAAAGACAATCTTAATTTTGATCAACTAATAGCAGAGTATCCCGATGATAAAGGTAATCCTTCCTGGGTGCATGTATCTTATAAAGAACAAGGTAACAGAAAACAAATATTTATAGCATATCCTACTGGTAATGGACGAACAAAATATATATCTTATAGTAAGAGATAATTTATATAGTTATAAGTATCTTTTAAAAGAATATGATTATTCTGTTTTTGTAGAAACAGTTATTAATGAAATAAAGAAAAAATTAGAAGATGAAGATTAGTGGTAATTTATTAAAGAATATAGCAATCGGATTACTTGGTGCTGCTTGTTTATATTCTGTTTTAACTATAAGTAATTATAATCATTTGCTTCAAGTTAATGAGGTAGTTAGTCAATACTTAGAACATGAAAATTCTGTAATTAAAAAGAAATATGACTCCCTACAAGTTGAATATAATAAACAACAATTAAGTTATATTAAATTGGATTCAATATTTGAAAACAAAAATAAACAATATAATTTATTAAAGCTAGAAAATTCTTATTTACAATCTAAGTTAGCAGATATAGAGAACGATATGGTAAACATAACATCAGATTCATCGTATAATTATTTGATGCATAGGTATATACCTAAAACAGACTCGTTGTCATATAAATTTGCCCCTAATCAAGTTAAATTTATTCATAAGGATGTTTTGTTTCTAGATCAAAATTTAAAGTTAAATAAAAACTTAAATGAAACTGTAGAAACATTATTTGATTTATATACTAATTCTAATCTAATGTTTAATACTTGTGAAAATCAAAAGTCTATATTACTTGATCAAAAAGATTTAATGCAGAATAGTATTAATAATTTAACTGAAATTAATAAAACTTATATAAAACAAATTAAAAGACAGAAGATTAAATCTACTGCTTTTGGAATTGGTGCAGCTGGTTTAGTGACATATATAATAGTTAAGTCAGTAAGTAATAAATAACAATATGATAGATTTTACTACATTAGATACTATAACTACAGACTTATTGAATATAATTAGGAACTTTGGTGTTTCTCGTAGTGAGAATATATCAAAGCGTCAAATTGAAATGTGGGTTCATCAACATCGTGCTATACTTATTAAGCAAGATATTGATAAAGGTAAAATACCAAACCCTGATTATATTCAGTCAATTCCTTCATTACAATTAGAGGTTGTAGATGAATCTGATGGCGGAGATATAGAAAGCGATTCTTATATCCTAAGAACACAACTGGAGATACCAAAAACATTAGACCTTAACTTTAAGCCAGGGTTTACATATGTTGGTACTATAGATGGGAATGAGATTCAGTTTATACCAGAAGGTAGACGTAAATGGCAGCAATATAAAAAATATACAAAGAATGATAATTTAGCATTCTTAAGGGATAATAAGTTATATCTTATATATCCAAAACCTATACAGCAAATAACTGTAAAGGGTATATTCGAAGTACCTACAGAGGTAATGAATATTGTTAACTCTCATTATACTCCTACGGAAGGTGGCTGGTCTGATCCTTATCCTATACCAATCAATATGTTACCTACTCTTAAAGAAATGATTCTTAAAAAAGAATTGGGTATTGGCGTGTCTGCATTAAGTGATAATAAAAACGATAGTTCAAATTTTGTTTCTAAAGATATAACAAGTTAGAGAGATGTCTAAATTTTATGGTAGAGGTAAGAATGTAATTCAAGAACCTTATACCATGCCAGATATGTATCAAGCTTATATTAAAGATATTCCTAAAGAATCAGCCTACTATGTTACGTACACGGAATACGCTAAGATAGTGGGCTTATTTTATAAAGAAGTATCCCATAAGATTATCGAGCATGGAGAATTGTTTCATATGCCTTTTAGGCTTGGTGATACATATGTAGAGAAGAAGAAATTAGATTATAATAATAGGCCTCCTATTGATTGGCAAATGACAACCGCTAGGGGTAAGGTTATATATAATTTTAATGAACATTCTGGTGGGTATAAGTATGAATTAAAATGGAATAAACGAAATAGTTTATTTCATAATTTCTATTTATATAGATTAGTATACACACGATCAAATAAGAGGGCTGTTGCAAAATGTATTAAAGCTCGTACAATTGATTATTTTGAAAAATAATATAAAATGATTTATAAATTAACAAGTGTTAAGTCTGTTATAGCAAAAGTATTTACAGATTTAGATTTACAAGAAGAGACACATAGGGTGTCAGATATGATAGAATGGGCAGGTGAAGCACTTGAGAAGATAGGGGCTTTTCCTTATTTTGTTAATAAAGTTACAGGTCTTGAAGGTCGTCCCTTATTAGAGTTAAATAATTATCAATGTAAATTACCTTGTGACTTTTACTCATTGATTCAAATGACTTACTCTGAAAATACCAATGGTCCATTTTTACCAATGCGTTATTCAACTGGTCATTTTGAAACAGCAGGTGATACAGAGGATATCACAAGTACAACTGTAACTCCTCCTGAGGCTGATATTATAACCTTTGCAATGCAATTATATAATTTAAACTATCATGATGCTGTAACATATTTAAATACTGCTCCAGAAAAACGTACCCTTATAGCATCAATGATATCAGATGGATATGCTAAAGTAGTTAACCTAGATCATAATTTAGGTAATCCGTTGACAACAACTGAAGACATTACTTACGTAATTGCACATAATTATATTAAGACTAATGTGCGTACCGGTTATATAATGATGGCGTATCAAGCTATACCAACTGATTGTGATGGTTATCCTATGATACCAGATGAGATTAGTTTTAAGGAAGCTATCTATTGGTATATAACTATGAAGATGATGTATCCCAAGTGGGCTGAAGGTAGGATAAGGGATGCAGTATATTATGATGCTAGGAGATCATGGAATTACTATTGTAAACAAGCATATGGAGATGCTTTAATGCCAAATGCTGATAAATTAGAAAGTATTAAGAATGCTTGGGTTAGGCTAGTGCCTAATCTTAAGGAACATGCTTCTGGCTTTTCAACTCTGGGCCAAGAGGAGTATTATTATAATCATAATTAATCATGGCTGAAAAAGTTGTAAATGGTTTTATGAAAGGCATGTCTACGGATATGCATTATTCATTATTAGATAACCAACAATATTCGTATGCAGAAAATATTAGGCCTGTAAGTTCTGGCTTTAATACAACTGGTGCTATAGAAAATATAAAAGGTAACAAGTTTATAGGTGACTTTGGATTTACAAATTCAACAGCACTTATAGATGGGCATGTTTATATGGTAGCACAATCTACAGTTATATATAACAGTGTAACATATGATGTATACTCTACATTCACATGTACTACTGCGAATGGACTAGCCTTTACTGGTACTGGTAGAGTTATAGATGTTACTGCATATGGTATATCATCAGATATGTATGTTATTGGTGGAGTTGAGTTAAGAGATTCTATTATTCTCTTTACAACAAACAATACAAGATCACAAATATATAAGTTAACTATAACTGGTGTATCTAATGGTGAAATAGACACATTGACTTTATTATATGATGATGAGTACAATGTGGATGATTCTAGGTTAGAGTTTAATGTAAATAATAGAATTAAAGCTATTGCTAGATATGAAACTCCAAATATTCAAAAGGTATATTGGACAGATGGTATAAATCCATTAAGGTACATGAATATAAATAAAGAGTGTACTACTAATGGTGATCCGTTTACAACAGATGGTGACTATTGGGGAGTAGACAAATTTGAATTGCTTCCTAAAGTTGTATTAGACAAGCCTACTATAACAGGTATAACAACAGGTACTATATCAACAGGTATGGTGTTTTACGCTTATCAATTATATATTGAGAATGGTGCAGAGTCTGCAATATCATATATAAGTGATCCTTTACATGTTACTTCTGATAGTGATTACTATTCAAGTGACTTGTATTATGAAGGAGATGGTGTAGACCCAGTAACATCAAAAGGGTTTATTATAAATATAAACATGTCTGGTAATAATACATTTGATAGGTTAAAACTTATTAGGGTTCACTATGAAAGTTTTAATCAATTACCAAAGATATATGTAGCGGCAGACATACCAGTTAATTTAAGTAATCCAACAGTAACGTTAACAGATACTGGGTCTGTTATTACTGAATTAACAGCAGAAGAATTTAGTATAGATTCTACAGAAATATTTATTTGTCAAGAACTTGCAACTAAGAATAATATTTTGTTTGCAGGTAATATAGAAAAGAAAACATTTACTATAGATGACTTTGATGCAAGGGCTGTTAGGTTTAGGTCATCTTCCGAACCTCCTGCTGATACTGTAACAATAAATAAAGGGGTGCATTATGATATGCCTATTCCTCCTGATACAGATCCATATTTGATTGTTGAATACTGGGGAGAAAGTTCAGTTAGTATAACTATAAATAATTTTCAAGAATGGGCTGGCATTCCTTCTCATCGTGTTATTACAGCAATTACAGATTTATTAGCAAATAGAATATCTATATCATATGAAATAGGTGGACATGAATATTCTACAACATCAAATTCTATTACAAATCTATTGGTTTCATGGGATGGTACAAATTTACAGTTTATAGTTATTTCTACAGATATTTTATTTGATCATGGATTTGATCCAGGAGTTGATACTTTTTTATCTTGTAGGTTAACAAATTCTACCATTGGTGGACCAACATTTGAATATTCATATACTTCTGCTTTGGCGTCTGTAACATTAGCAGAACCTTATGATATTACACATAGTTATGGAACTAATTATATTACTCCTCCTATCGATAATACAAGTTTAGCAAGCTGGCAAGCAGCAGGGTGGTTTAGTTATTATGAAGATCACGATGGTATTAATGATTATAATAATCCAGATAATGACCCAGATCCTGAAAAACAATTTATATATAAGTCGGATGGAGTAACATTAGGTGCTGAAGGTCCTAATATTGAAATAGAATTTAAATGGGAAGATTTTGCTATAGATGATATAGCTGGATCAGCGTCAACTTATTATGTTGGTACTATAGCAGATGGTTCTTATAGCAACTATGCTAGCCCATTAAATGGTGGTAAGTTATCATGGCAACGAGATGAAGTATATAGGTTATTTATAAGCTTTAAAAATACTAGGGGGCAAGACACTGAACCAAAATGGATATGTGATCTTAGGATTCCTAAAATGGTAGACTCTACTTATGGTGTAATTGCTAATAGGATATTCTCTATGACTCAAGCTAGGCGAGTATACCCTGTTATAAAAATTAGGGATGGTTCTTGGCCAACTGATGCAGTATCTGCACAAGTTTATAGAGTTCCTAGGAATAAAGAAGATCGTCAGATTGTAACACAGGCTTTAGCTTATCCGTTTACTAATATATCGGGTTGGTATCTTAATAGGGGTAATACAGCATTAGATTATTATTCTAGTGGTAATGAAAACTTAGTAAAATTAGTATCTCCTGAAATAAATATAACAAAGAATATTACAAAGTCTGGCAATGATTATTTAGAATTTTTAACAGACTTTAGTTCTGATTCTGTTTCAACTGGTGGGTATGGTTCTTTAAACGAAAGGTCTATTATTAAATGTAGGGCTAATACTGTTAGGACTGCTTTTGCAGCAAATGATTATACTGATATAGTTAATACTACAAATG